CCCGCCACACTTTCTATGACCATCCGAAAGGAGGGCTTTCTATTGGCAAGTATCAAAGAACGCAATGGGGCCTATCAAATCACCGTCAGCATGGGCCGGGATGTGTACGGCAAGCAAATTCTGAAATACACCACATACACCCCGGAGGCCGGATTGACCCCCAAGAAGCGGCAAAAAGCCGTTGAAGCGTTCGCATTCGATTTTGAACAGCGGTGCTTAAACGGGCAACTGCTGGAAGGTGAGAAAATCACCCTGAAAGATTTCATCACCCGCTGGACAGCCGAGAAGGCCCAGCAAGAGCTTCAGCCCGGAACCCTTGAAAAGTATCAGGCCGTTATTGATTCCTTCATTCTGCCCGCTCTGGGCCATCTCAAACTATCCGAAATCAAGCCCCACACGGTCAACGCCTTTTTCGTCTCTCTGACGAAGGACGGCAGCCGTCACGATGGGAAGCCGGGCGGCTACAGTAAAGGAACCATCAACAAGGTTTCCAATGTGCTGTCCTCCATCCTTCGGACGGCGGTAGAGTGGGAAGCCATTGAGCGGAACCCCTGTGATGCCGTGCGGGTCAAGGCCGAGGACAGCGCCGAGAAAATCAAATTCTTTACGCCCCAGCAGGCCGCCGCTTTTCTGGACTACATCAGCAAGCCCTACACCATCCGCACCAAGGGCCACACCCGGACAGATGACACCGGCGAGCAATACACAGTAGGCGACTATTCCAGCACCAAGGAGCTACCTACGCAGCTGAAAGTTCTTTTCTCTCTGGCTATATATTCCGGCTTGCGCAAAGGCGAAATTCTGGCTCTGACCTGGAATGACATGGACTTTGAAAACAACACCGTGGCGGTCACAAAGGCCGCCGCCGTGGTGGGCGGCCAGCAGATCGTGAAGGTTCCCAAGACCCAGAACAGCTACCGCCTGATTTCCATTCCCCGCAGCATTACCCAGCAGCTTCAGCAGTGGAAGCTGGAGCAAACCCGTTACCGTTTGCAGGTGGGGGCCTACTGGCAGGGTGATAACTGGATATTCACCCAAGATGACGGCAGAATGATGAGCTACTACACCCCCTACAGCGCCTTGCAAGATATTCTCAACCACTACAATGCCGATAAAGCCGAAGAGGACAAGTTGCCTATAATTCCCTTCCATGGACTGCGGCACACAAAAGCCACCTTGCAGATTGCCGCCGGTACGGATGTACGCACGGTATCAGCTATCCTAGGCCACCGGGAGACAAGCACCACAATGAATATCTACAGCCACAGCCTGCAAACCGCAGAACAGGAAGCCGCCGCCAATATGGAGCGTTTGCTTTCCAAACAAGCATAAATTTTTCATTTGTTAGGCAAATGTTAGGCAAGGGCCAAAACAGCCAAAACCAACATTTTGAAAAAGTTCGGAAAGTATAGCAAAAACCCCGGAACCGTTGTGGTTCCGGGGTTCTATTGTGGAGCTAGTGACCTGACTCGAACAGGCGACCTTCTCATTACGAGTGAGATGCACTACCGACTGTGCTACACTAGCATCACAAGCTCGTTTATTATAGCCGCTCTTTGGGAAAAAGTCAAGACTTCGATCAAATATTCAGCTCCTGGATTTTTTTGCGGAGAAGCAGCAGGTCATCAAAGGTCTCGGGGCGCTTGCTGGGGTCGCGGAGGAGGGCGGAGGGGTGGTACATGGCGGAGTAGAGGACGCCGTCCCGGGCTGTCCAGGTGCCGTGATCACGGGTGATGCGGAACTCTGGATCGATCAGGCGCTGGGCGGCAATGCGGCCCAGGCAGACGATGATCTTCGGCTGCAAAAGCGCAATTTGATTTTTCAAAAAGCCAATGCAGGCATCCTGCTCCTGGGGCTGGGGGTCCCGGTTGCGAGGCGGGCGGCATTTGACGATATTCGCGATATAACACTTTTCCCGGTCCAGGTCGATGATGGAGAGCATATCGTCCAGGAGCTTGCCTGCAGGGCCTACAAAGGGGATGCCCTGCAGGTCCTCCTGCTCTCCGGGGCCTTCGCCCACGAAGAGGAGCTTGCTGTTCCGATTGCCCACACCGAAAACCACATTGTGGCGCGTCCTGCACAGCTGGCAGCGGTCGCAGCGCAGGCAGGTTTCTTCCAGAGCTTCCCAGGTTTCCATTTAATAACTCCTTCTCCGGCTCTTTCTTCTCTTGCGGCGTCTGGTCTGGGCCCGGTAGCGCAGATAGGAATTGATGGCCAGATAGCTGACAACCGGCACCAATATGACAGCGCAGACAATCAGCACCACCCCGGAAAGGCTGCTTCTCTCGCTCTGGGTCTGGGGCGCCAGGGCGCTGTAGACCGTCAGGCCCGAATCCGCAGCGGTACGCACCGGCTGCTGCGCCAGCAGCTGGGCCTCCGTCAGGCAGGAATTGCTGTACCAGAGCTCTACCGTACCGATGACGGAATCCTTTTCGATGGGGGCCGACAGGCCGCCGTCCCGGGCGGATACATTCCGGATAAGGTTTGCCATTCTGGCTTTGGAGGGCAGCACCGTATCGACGTTTACATTGGCCACACCCACAACATCCGTCTCACCGCCGGCCACCGGCAGCTGGGTCAGGCTCATGCCGTTGTAGATCACCCGGTGGACCAGGAAATTATTATAGGCATAGCCCAGGAGCTTCACCATTTCATCGAAGTTACCATAGCTGGTCACCTGCCAGCCGTTGGACGCGAAGACACGGGTGGCCCCCATGATGACGCAGACCAGATTCATGCCCGTTACACCTGCGGTCTCCGTATTGTCCGCGGTGACCACAATGCTGGCCCCGGTATCCGCGGAATAACTGGCGAAGCCGCTGGTGACCCGGTCGTCAATATACTTGGTGACGATCTTATTCTGCATCATGTAGTCCAGGGATTGCAGTTTCCGCTTCTCGGACAGGTTGGTGGCCGGGACCTCATAGGTCTGGGTGGAGAGCAGTTCCTTCACCGCGGGATTGTCGCTGCAGGCCATCATGATGCGGACCATATCCCGGGCGGTGGTGGTCTGGTTGCCGGAACCGACACCGTGGACATCCGTAAATTCCGTGCTGGTGCAGCCCAGCTGCTTCACCCGCTGATTCATCATATCCACAAAAGTGGCCCGGGTGCCAGCCACATACTCCGCCAGTGCCACAGCGGCATCGGCAGCATTCTGCATGATCATGCAGTGCAGCAGATCCCTCACGGACATCTGCTCCTCACTTTTCAGCTTGGTACTGGTTGCGCCGCCGGGGATTCGGGAGGCGATGCCGGGCTGGACCGTTACGACGGTGTCCAGGTTCTCCACCCGTTCCACAACAATCAGGGCCGTAACGATCTTGGAAAGCGCTCCGGGGGGCAGCTTGGTGTCGGGATTATAGGCATAGACCAGGGTCCCTGTATTGCGCTCATAGATGATGGCCGCCTGGGCCGTATCCAGCTTTCGGTCCGAACCGGCCAGGGGGACCTGCCCGTCCAGCGTGCGGCAGCCGTTCAGGATGCTGACGGAGCCGAAGGCATACTCCGTCTGGGGGGCCTGGGCATCCTGCGCCAGGTCCGGCAGGGTCTCGGTCATGGCCGGGTCTTCGGTCTCATCCGTTGCGGTGGTCTCTGCATAGGCAGGAATGCTCAGGCACCCGGCGGTTATGCTCAGCGCCAAAAGCAGTGAAAGCAAGTTTTTTTTCATGGTTTCCCCCTAAAATTTTACTGCCGGGGTTGTCCGGCAGGAAAAAGTCGTGTATACTATTGATATTATAACAGTATTTCAAATCCCCGTCAATCCGTCCTTGCGGCTATTTGCAAAATGGTCATGATTTGTTCAGGATTTTGGGGAGCTTCCTGGGAGAAAGGGGTATTGTATGACGATCCTGGTAGTAGATGACGAGGCTCTGCTCGTCAAGGGAATCCGCTTCAATCTGAAAAGCGACGGCTATGACGTGATCACCGGCTCCAACGGTCAGGAGGCCGTGGAGCTGACCAAAAGTGAAAATCCGGACCTGGTGGTGCTGGATGTGATGATGCCGGTCATGGACGGGCTGACGGCCTGCAGCCGCATTCGGGAATTTTCCGATGTGCCCATCATTCTGCTCACCGCCAAGGTGGACGACATGGACAAGCTCATGGGCTTCGACCACGGGGCCGACGACTACCTGACCAAGCCCTTCAACATTCTGGAGCTGAAGGCCCGCATCCGGGCCCTGCTGCGGCGGTCCGGGGCCGGTGAAAAGCAGGAGACCAACCGGCTCACCGGCGGCAACATCACCCTGGACCTGGACGCCCGGAATGCCTATAAGGGCAGCGAGCTGGTGGTGCTCACCGCCAAGGAATTCGACGTGATCGAATTCCTCATGCGCAATGCCAACCGGGTCTATTCCCGGGAAGCGCTGCTCGACACCATCTGGGCCTATGAATATCGCAGCGATATTCGGACGGTGGACGTCCATATCCGTCGGCTGCGGGAGAAGCTGGAGGAAAATCCTGCCGAACCCCAGCATATTCTGACCAAGTGGGGAGTGGGCTACTATTTCCGAAAGTAA